TGCGACTATGGAACCACGGATGGAAGGCTTCTCGGGCAGGGCTCGGGAATCACGAACGGGACGGCGGCGATCTCAAAGATCGTCTCGGGATCTGCCTCTTTCTCCGTGAGCATGTCGGGTCAGACCGTATTCACGGGTTCTGCGGCGGGTGAGTACAACTTTGAGAGGTACACCCTGAAGCCGATTGGGATCAATCCCACGGGAGTGTTCGGGATCACCGTCACCACGGCGGGAACCGTCATAGTCGAGTTCGTCCTCTGATCCAAAAGACTACATAAGGGAAAAGGAGACAGGATGAAACTCATCTGCGAGGTCAACGAGGAGATCGAAGTCCTGACCGAGGAAAAGAACGGTCAGCGGCAGTACTTCATCGAAGGCACTTTCCTTCAAGGCGACATCAAGAACCGCAACGGTCGTGTCTACGAGTTCAAGATGCTCAAGGACAAGGTCGAGCAGTACCGCAGGGAGTTCGTTGAGGCGAAGAGGGCGTTCGGTGAGTTGGGTCACCCCGAGGGACCGACCATCAACCTTGAGCGTGTCTCGCACATGATCCTTGAACTCCACCCCGATGGCAAGAACTTCTACGGCAAGGCGAAGATCACCGACACCCCCTACGGCAAGATCGTCAAGAACCTCATCGATGAGGGTGCCAAGTTGGGCGTGTCGAGCCGTGGCGTTGGCTCCCTTGAGGAAAAGAACGGTGCGTCCTATGTCAAGGACGATTTCCGTCTCTCGACCGCAGCCGACATCGTCGCCGACCCCTCCGCCCCCGAGGCTTTCGTCCGTGGCGTGATGGAAGGCAGGGAATGGGTCTACGAGAACGGGCTCCTCGTCGCCAAGCAGGCCGAAGAGATCCGCAACAGCATCAGGAAGGCTTCGGCGAGGAGGTTGGAGGAGGCGAAGATCGCCGCCTTCAAGAGGTTCCTCGGAAGACTCTGATCGAACCAAACACAAGCCTACATAACAAGCACAGGAGAAATTCCATGGACCAAGAGAGCAACGAAGTCGAAGAGATCATCCTTGACGAGGACGAGGTCACCGAAGAGGAGACCCCCCTTGAGGAAGAGGATGCCAAGACCAAGCAGATGACCAATCTCTCCACCAAGCGTGGCGGGGTGGTTTCGGCTGCACCGACCGCATCGAAGGGTGTCGCCAACGCAGCCAAGACGGGTGCGGGTAGCGGCAAGTACGCAGGACTGTATAAGGATGGTACGGGCGGCGGTGCCGTCGTTCCCGAGCCCGTCGATGTCGGTTCGGCAGGTGGCGATGCCAAGGCGAAGTTGATGGCTAGCGTCAAGTCGAAGAAGGCGATGCGTGAGGAGATCGATGCCCACATGGATGCCATGTTCGACGGCGAGGATCTCACCGAGGACTTCAAGAACAAGGCTGCGACCATCTTTGAGGCGGCGATCAACGAGCGTGTCGAGTCGATCCGCACCGAACTTGAGGAGGAGTACAACAACCGCCTCGTCAGCGAGATCGAAGAGAACAAGACCGCTCTCACCGAGCAGTTGGACTCGTACCTCTCGTATGTCGTGAACGAGTGGCTTGAGGAGAACCGTCTCGCCGTCGAGAAGGGCATCCGCACCGAAGTCGCCGAGCAGTTCATGGAGGGGCTCCGCAGCCTCTTCAACGAGCATGACATCATGGTCCCCGAGTCGAAGATCGACATCGCCGACCAACTCGCCGAGACCGCAGACCAACTCAAGGCTCGCCTTGACGAGGAGATGCGCAGGAACATCGAACTCACCGAGCAGGTCAATGGATTCCGCCGCCACAGGATCGTTGACGAGTTGTCCGAGGACATGACCCTTTCGCAGAAGGAGCGTTTCCGCACCCTCGCCGAGGGAGTCACGATCAACGGCGACGAGAAGGATGTGCGCAACAAGTTGGGTCTCATCAAGGAGTCCTACTTCAACGGCAAGGGCAGGAAGGCTGTTCTCACCGAGCAGACCGCTGCCACCGTCGAGGAGGGCATCAATGAGGAGCCCACCAATCAAGATCAAACTCAGTTTGTCACGGAGTCCATGAAGGTCTACGCCGACACGCTGCGCAGGATTTCCAAGCGGTAATCCACCGCTGCACTAAACACCAAACCTTTCAAATAAGGGAGAAGAGACAGATGGATCTGACGATTTCCGAAGCCCTTCAGAAGAAGTGGCAACCCATCCTTGAGCATGCGGACCTTCCGCAGATCAAGGATCCGTACCGCAGGGCGGTCACCACCATGCTCCTTGAGAATCAGGAGCAGTACCTCCGTGAGGCTGCGCCCACCAACTTCAGCGGTGCTGCCGCTGGAGGCAATGAAGCGGGTGGCAATGTCGCCCGTTGGGACCCGATCCTCATCAGCCTCGTCCGTCGTGCGATGCCGAACCTCATCGCCTACGACATCTGCGGCGTTCAGCCGATGAGCGGACCCACGGGTCTTATCTTCGCCATGCGCAGCCGCTACATCAACCAGACTGGTCCCGAGGCTCTGTACCAAGAGGCTGACACCGCCTTCGGTGGTTCGGGCTCGACGGGCACCACGGCTCAGGGTGTCTACAACACCGATCCGTTTGAGGTCGGTGGCGTTGACCCCGTCAATGGTCTCGGCACCCCCTCGGGCGTTGTCGGAACCAAGGGCTACAGCACCGCTCTCGGCGAAGCCCTCGGCGACTCGGCGAACAACCCGTTCCCGCAGATGGCGTTCAGCATTGAGAAGACCACGGTCGAAGCGAAGACCCGTGCCCTCAAGGCTGAGTACACGATGGAACTTGCGCAGGACCTCAAGGCGATCCACGGACTCGACGCTGAGACCGAACTCGCCAACATCCTGTCGAGCGAAATCCTCGCCGAGATCAACCGTGAGGTCGTTCGTGTGATCTACAACAACGCCAAGTTGGGCGCAAAGAGCGGCACGACTCAGACTCAAGGCGTGTTCGACCTCAATGTCGATTCCAACGGTCGTTGGTCGGTCGAGAAGTTCAAGGGTCTGCTCTTCCAGATTGAGCGTGAGTGCAATCAGATCGCCAAGGAAACCCGCCGTGGAAAGGGCAACTTCATTGTCTGCTCCTCGGATGTTGCCTCGGCTCTGAGCATGGCAGGCGTTCTTGACTACGCCCCCGCCCTCAGCACCAACCTCAATGTTGATGACACGGGCAACACCTTCGCAGGTGTCCTCAACGGCAAGTTGCGTGTCTACATCGATCCGTACTCGTCCATGACCACCTCGCATGACTTCTTCATGGCGGGATACAAGGGCTCGTCGGCTTACGATGCGGGCATGTTCTACTGCCCGTATGTGCCGCTGCAAATGGTCCGTGCGGTCGGTGAGCAGTCCTTCCAGCCGAAGATCGGCTTCAAGACCCGCTACGGTCTCGTCAACAACCCGTTCGCCACGATCACCAACGGTTCGTCGGTTTCCGACCCGTATGCCTCTGGTGCCGCTCGCAAGAACATCTACTACCGCATCGTCAAGGTCACGAACCTCTTCTGATCGGTCGTAGGACAGGAACTCAGGGGGCGGGGTCGAAAGACCTCGCCCCTTGTCGTTTGGATACATATCCCTATGGAACCGTTCCCCCGTGTCCCTGACGATATCAAGTTCAGTCCGCTGAACCGTCAGCCGATCAACACGAACCCGTCGTTCAGCACGAACTTTAGGCTGATGATCCCCAAGATCAGGAGCGGGATCTACTTCTGCACCGAGGCGACCTTCCCGTCTCTCACCATGGAGCCGATCAAGGTACCCGTGCCCTTTTCACCCTCCCTCAAGTTCTTCGGGAACAAGATCGACCACGGCGACCTGTCCGTGAAGTTCATCGTCAACGATGACTACAGCAATTGGTTTGAGATGTCGGACTGGTTCAACAAGAGCCTCAACTACTACGGGTTCTTCAAGGATCAGTCCGATGCGAGGCTGAGGAACATCATCACCGACTCGGGGCAACTCCTCATCCTCAACAACAAGAAGTACCCCGTGGCTCGGGTCCTGTTCGACGGACTGATGATTACGAGTCTTGCGGGTATGCCCATGAACTCAAGCGTCTCGGACAACTCGCCGCTCGTCTGCGATGCGACATTCCAATTCACCGCCTACGACATCAAGGAGCCGTGATGTCAAGCACAGACCTCAAGGATTGGTTTCCTAAACTGACGGACTTCGGTGCCCTCGGGAACAACCCGATCAACACCAATCTCGCCATGGCGACCAACTTCAGGTTCGTCTGTGAGAAGGTGCAGGGGGTGACCTACTTCTGCACCTCGGTGAACACCCCGAACCTCTCCTCAAACCCCGTGGTACTCAACCACCTGTTTGCGGCGAACGACATCAAGTTTCCAGGCGGCAGGTCTCCCTCTGATCTGTCGCTCAGGTTCATCGTCAGCGAGGACTTCAGCAACTACATGGAGATCGTGCGGTGGCAGAGGTCGGGTGTTCCCTACAGGGACTTCAAGGAGATCGTGCCCGAATACAAGGGGAATGTGAACCACGGGAAACTCTTCCTCCTCAACAACAAGAAGAACCCCGTCCTGATGATGACCTTCTCCAACCTGATACCGACTCAGATCTCGGGCTTCACCCTGACGCAGAGCGAATCCGATCCCACGCCGATCTATGCGACGGTGTCCTTCGTCTTCGATGCGTACAGGGTCGATCCCGTCTCCTAAGGACGAGGCTTCCTCGGGGGCTTCGGTGCCTTGGGCTTCTTGACCGATGTCTTGCTCCGTCTATCCGAGGGAGACAGGGGCTTTGCGGACTTCTGAGGTCGCTTGGGCTTCACTACGGCGGTGCGGCGTGGCATGCCCATGTTTAGGGATCAATCCATAAGTAAAGGCATGGGAATCTTGAAC